TATTTTCCATAATTTTTTTGGTTTACATTCTATTACATACTTTTCGTTTATAACAAAATCCGGAAAATAATTTTTATTCACCCCGTCAACCTCATACTTTATTTTATATTTTTCACTTTCACCGGATTCCCAATCAAGATTAAATCTTTCAATAACAAATATCATATAACTTAATTCTAATAAACTTCTAAAAAACCAACCTTTATACCAACCACAAATTCCATTACCAGAGTTTATTGGTGCGGGTTTCCCATACATACTATTTTTTTCACCACTATTATTCAGAGATTGTTTTTTCTTATACTCTATCATTTTTTCATCAGCAATCTCTTTCCCATACTTCCCAACCCAGACATCATAAACAGATTTACCGTACATCGGATTATTATTACCTTTTGATAGTTTAGATATTTTTTGCCTAAATTCTTCTGTTTTATAAACACTATAATCACGATTTTCGTGCATTTTTATTTTTGTTTCTTTACTATGTTTTTTACCAAAAAAAGGATTTAACTCACCAAATTTACCAAACATTGGGTTATTTTCACCTTTAACTCTTTCAGACATTTTTTTTTTAACTTCATCTGTCATTATTTCTTTTAATCCACAACTTTTACATTTACTATTTTTTTTATTTGCATTAATCAACGAATACTTACTCTTGTAAGTTATTTCACAATTACATTTTGGGCAATTTCTTTTAAAACTTGTCATAATCATAATTTTTTAGTATATTTGTATTCAGTATCAAGAATACCTCTTATAATAAATATATGAATACATTAAAAAATACAGCACTCCCCGAAAAGATTTTGTATCTTGTTAGGGGAGTGCCTTGACCGGGATCAGGAAAAACAACTTTTGCTAAAACATTAGGTTCTATTATTATAGAAGCAGACCAATATTTTGTTGATGATAAAGGTAATTACAAATTTGATGGGTCAAAAATAAAATTGGCTCACGAATATTGTAGAGCACAAACTGAAGCTTGGATGCAAACTAAAGGTGACCAAGTGAATACAGATAAAATTACTGTATCAAATACATTTACTCAAGAGTGGGAAATGGAACCATACTTTGAAATAGCAAAAAAACATGGGTACAAAGTGTTTTCAATTGTCGTTGAAAATAGACATGGAGGAACTAATGTTCATGAAGTACCTGAAGAAAAATTAGAACAAATGCGTAATCGTTTTGAAATAAAATTATGAGTTTTAGAAAATTATTAACAACAGGAAAAGTATATATAACATCCGATACACATTTCGGACACAAAAATATTGTGCGAGGAGTGACCAATTGGAGAACACAAGATGGTGAAATACCCGTTGAATCAACAAGAGACTTTCAAACAATCGAACAAATGAACGAAAGACTTATTGATGGTATAAACCATTTTGTTGGTCAAGACGATACATTAATAATGTTAGGTGATGTTTCATTTGGTGGATTTGATAATATTGGTATTTTTCTTGAAAGACTAGTTTGTCATAACATTCATTTAATACTTGGAAACCACGATCATCACATAGATAGAAATCGTGATTTTGTTCAGGGAAGATTTTTAAGTGTCCAACACTATTTGGAAGTAAATATTGAAGGTCGTGACTTTGTACTATGTCATTACCCTTTACAAAGTTGGCATGGACTTAATAAAGGTGTTATTCACCTACATGGTCACGTACATTTACCACCACACCGTAAATTTGGTAATGGAAAAAGACTTGATGTTGGTATGGATGGAAACGGAATGGACCCATACAGTATTTCTGAAATAATAAAAATTATGGATAAAATACCTGTTGGTTCTGATATGTCAGGTGATCACCATTTGGACGGTTTAGTTGGTGTTGTAGGTTAAATTACAACACCAATATATTTATTATTATGGGAAAAATCATTATCACAGAAAACCAATTTAATCAACTAACAAAAAAACTTTTAAGTGAAGCAGTTGGAGTGCCTGAAAACATATTAGATGAAGGTAGAGAATTATATGAAATAGTTAAAAACGAATTAAAAAACCTTACATCAATTGAAGGTGAGTATGAAATTGAAGATATTGAAATAGATATTACCGTTTCTGATGTTAACTTTACACACTTAAATCTAATGGTTAAAGTTGATGAGTTAGATGAATACGATGGAGACGAAGCACTAATTGCGTCAATGGGTGTTGGAAACGAATTTAATTTTGACGAAGGTATTATGATGCAAATTAATACTGAGACATCATCCATAGATTTATATGTTCAGTTTATTGTTTCTGAAAATTGGAACGAAAGTAATTTATATGATGCTTTTGTAAAAGATAAAACACATACTATATCTGTAATGTCTCATGAATTAATGCATAGATTCAGAAGAAGTAAAAAACCAAAAGCATTGGCTGGTGAAACTGCTGATTACCAAGCATACTCATCATCAGGATTGAATTTTGGAATACCGGTTATGAGTGAGTTTATGAGATTTAGTTACTTTATTCAAAATGAAGAAAATGTTGTAAGACCAACGGAAGTAGCATCAAGAATGATTGATATGGGTATAACAAGAGAACAATTTTATAATTTTATAACTGAAGATCAAGTTTTTAAAGAATTAAAACAAATACAAAACTTTTCATTTGAATATCTAATTAATAGTTTAAAAGAACAAATGGATAGAGTTGATGGGTTACTTGAACATGCAGGTGAAGAAATTGAAGATAAGTCTGAAGATGAAAAAATCAGAATGGTTTTAGAATTAGTGTATATTAATTTATCTAACGCAAAAATGGAAAATTTTGAAAAGTATGTTTTAACAAGACAAGAAATAATATTTTCAAAGTTTGGACCATTTGCCCAATTAATGGGAGCTAAGCCACCATCAGAAAACAAAGTAAAACTTCTTAAAAAATATCAGAACCACGTCACAAAATATGCAAATAGAGAAACTGACTTTTTCAAAGATGAATGTGAAAGATTTAATTATGTAGCAACAAAACTTATGAAAAGAATATCAAAAATCTATTCATTAATTCCTGACGAAAAAGGTCAAACAAATGAATCTATATTAGATTGGGAACTACACCAAAAACTTATGGAAAAAAGATATGGTAAAAGACCAATAGAAACTTCCTACAAATACAAAAAATAATTTGTTTAGTTTAAAATAATTTTCTATCTTTGTCTTATGAAATTAACAAAGAAGGAACAATTATTTATGGATGTCTTAGAAAAAGAAGGTATTGTTTGGCAATTTGATAATATCTATTTAATAACTAAAGACAAAAAAGGTTATGAAAAAGTAATCGCATATAAATCTTGGAATATTGCATATGATTTGGTTGAGAAAGGTTTAATTAAAGTTAGTTCTGAAAATAAATTTGGTTGGGTAAAGGTTTAGTATTATGAAAAAACCTTGTAAAGAATGCCCACACTTTATTCGTAATCGTCACAACGATATGATTGTTAATTTTGCCGAAATAACTGGTAAAAAACACAATTGTCATATGACAGAAGGAAAAAAAGATTTGTGGAATGTTAAAGATAAAAAATTAGAATGTTATGGAAGTAAAACAGACGTTAAAATGGTTAAAAGAACAATTTGAAAAAGATGGCGATACAACATTTCTTAACTTAAATTGGGATAAGTTTGATGAATTATTTGAACAAGCAAAAAAAATGGATGATGAGTTTTTAGAAAAACTTAAAGATTTTGATAATTGGAAAGAATGGAAAAATTCTAGTATGAAAACAAAAGAAACTAAATTTGGAACTTACGTGGAAACTGAAAGTGCAACAAAACTAACTGGTGATAAAATCACAAGGTTTGTTGAGAGATTGAAAAAAATTGGTATTGATGTAAAACTATCGGGAAACTTTCCTTGGGTTTATATTGATGAAATCTGTGGTATAAGAGTAACAGAAAAGTTTGAGGCAAATCACGGATTTACTTTAATATTTCTTCCAGGTAGAAATGATAGTCCACCATCTGAATTTACAGATATTACAGAGATATTCAAACTTATACGAAGATATTCAAGAGAAAATAGACTAACACAAATGATGAAAGACGACGAAGAAAATGGATTATATGAAGAATTGTAAACTTTTTTTAGATGATGTACGTTCACCAAAGGACGCAATAGGATTGGTTCCTGATAAACATAATAAATTTTATTGGGAGAATGATTGGGATGTTGTAAGAAACTATGATGAGTTCGTACAATACTTAGAAGTAAATGGCGCTCCTGAATTTGTTTCATTTGATCACGACCTTGGTGATACAGCAATGGATGAATATTTTAGAAATGTTGCAACCAAAGGAACTTTGGATTACGACAACATCAAAGAAAAAACTGGACTTGACTGTGCAAAATTCCTTGTTGAATACTGTGCGGATGAAAACCAACCACTACCGGAATATTTGGTCCATTCGGCAAATCCTGTTGGTAAAAAAAATATTGAATTATTTTTGGAAAATGCAAAAAAACATTTATCTTTGTGATATGGAAAAAGAATTTGTTATATACTCACTTGCAT